TCTGCTTTTGAGTTGAACACTCCTCTTTACATTTATTATATATATATTCCCAATATTCATTACACGTGTGACTTTGAACTTCTATGTATTTTTCATCATCTATTATTTTTTGAATAATATTGCAAAATAGTGACATATTTATATTATTAAAAATTTATTTAAATGAATTTTAATAATATACTGTTATATTTTATGTTTTTGTAACCGATTAAAATCCTGGATTATAATCATTATCTTCACCAAGATCTGTCGCTTTAATGCTTACAACATTATTCTGTACGACCAACTTATTTGCACTGCATTTATCATCCGCATTATCTACTCCGCCAAATGATTTCTCAATCGAATCTGCCACATTGTTAGCCTCAAAATGAGCGATTTCTTCCAACTTTTTCATTTCTTCCAAGTCAAGTACCACTTGAAACGCGTTTGTACCGAATAGACCTTCTTGACCGCACATCACATTTGCCGAGACACCTCTTAATGTGTCCAATTCTGCGTGCCTTGCCGCCTTCAAGAACATTTCAGGTGTCTCTTCAAATGATGCCTTGGCAATCGGACCAATATTATCATTATTGATACCGTGTCTGAAAATAGATATCATCTTGTTTGTAAATGTCATTCTGTCGCATAAAATGCTGAGATGGTGAAAGTTAATATATGTTCCGTCGAACTCAATCACATCAACCAATTCATTGTAAATGGATTGTCTCGCCGCTTCAATACCAAATGTCTCATATATCTCAACTATATCGTTGCTAAACGTGCGACTCGGGTCGATGTAGTCGAGTGCTAGCACATCCATCATATTTGTTCCGATTGTGTCTAGTACCCATATGTCTTGCTTCTTAAAGATGCCAGATTGTTCAACAACATTGTCCTTTATCTTTCTCAAAATAACCTTTTTGATATTTTTTACACCTCTTAGCACAATGTTTTCAAGCAACTGGTCTTGGAAATTTTTCAGCATATAAATCTGATCTGATTGATCCAATGGGTTCACTTTAATCTTCTTAGATCCACCCTTTGAATTCGATTGTTTAATCACACTGTTCATTCGAATACGAAATACCAACTTGTCCGAATTATAGTCTGAATAGACACACGATATATCATTACCGAAACTATTTTTCAGAGTAAAACTGATATCATCCATTGTAATATTTTTCTCCAACATAACTTCGGGGTTCATCACCATACGCAATATCCACTTTGATTTCTCGTTTGTTTCGTCCGATAATGCAACATCAAGGCATTCATCTACCATATCTTCGAATTCTTTATATTGTTGCATTGTTGATGCATCCTCATTGATCAATGTATTCAAATCATCCGGATCAAAACAGATTTCAGTCGACGATACAACTTCCTTCATTTTTGTATGTTCAAGCATATACATTATCGACTGTGCCTTTTCTCTATCCGTTTCATCTTCTGGCTTCATAAATACGGTGAGTGACGGATTCTTCGGACTCGACGATAACGATAATATTTCTTCAATTCTCGGCACACCACGTGTCACGTTCGATTTACTTGAAACCCCTGCGAAATGGAAAGTATCCCGAATCGCGAGACCATTATAGATGTTAAAATTTCTAGTGTCTGCAACAGTCAAGTCATATGCATAATCCGTAGTATTTGATACTTCTTCAATTGCTTTGATTTTGTCGAAAAGCACATCCGTCATATACTCATCTTTTCTCTTTTCATATTGAATAACGCCATCAATTTCATTGGGCACAGACAAATAATTTCTATTGATCTTATAATTAAATCCGGAATCATTGTTTGAAATATGTCGACAATTATCTTTCTTATATCCAATTTTTACATCTAACATCTTTGCCAAAATTCTGGCTTGCTGATTTCTCACATATAATATATAGCTCTGATGAATGTTCTCTGATCTGGTGCCTCGGTTGTTTGTTTCTGGTTTTTTCAATTTCTTGATAAAACTATACACACCAAGATTGTTCAAAATCTGTTGTACATCGATCAATAATTCTTTCGATACAGAAGTCATCATAATAGCTTTCGATTTCTTATCTACAGTAGCGTCACCACCAATATAGGCATCAACAAAACCTAACAAGCAGTCTTTATTCGAAAAGATCACCTTGTCGCTTATGAATTTATGGTGGCTCATTTTTCCGCAAATTTTTTCAATGATTCTACAAAGCACTGTATTATAAAGACGGATATCTTGACTCGTCCATCCTTGCTCTCCCTTGTTTTCGTGTTTATATATTTTTGTGTTGATATTCCATTTCTTACATAATTCCAGTATAGGTGTAAAATACTCTGTATCGTTATTGGCAATCGATAATTGGAATTTGGTCATACATCCCTCTGCTGCATAAGCACCAATCAAATAACCAAAATTATAATCTAATGGTATTTCTTCAGGTATAGCATAATCGTTCATATTTGTTTGTTTTGTATATACACATCCTGACGCAAGTGTAGTCTTGCTTTTGCAACCCTTTCTCAATTTTTCAGATACTTTTGCAACAAAACTGTCACTCCGAGCATATGGAAGAGTAAACGTTTTGCCTTGATGATTTAACCACCATCTATGCTCGCCCATTAATGCCTTTGCCTTATCCACTTCTGAAGTGTAAATATATTCATTGGGTGGCAAAATTTCACGTAAATTCAATGAACGTGTCTCTGTATAATTGATCTGTTTTGTGCTTACTGGCAAGTAATCACCGACCTTGAATTTATCGCCATCTACTGGAACAATTTTCCCATCGACAAGTTTCAACAACGATTTGGCCTTTGTCACAATCACTTCACGCCCTTCTTCTGTTGTGAATTTTAACATTGTGTTCGTACCATCTTTGTTAACAACAGGGTGTTTCGTAACTGCTTCGATTTCTCTCCATACTACATTACCTTCTTCGTCACACGACGGGATCTCAAAATATTCCTTTGGTTCAGCATAAGTTGTATCCTTTTCTTCGTAATATTCCAATTTTTTTGCATTGTCGATGTGCTCACCAATAAAATCGCCAATTTGCCTTTTTTGTACTTTACCTGATGCATTTCTCACAATTATTTGTGTTTCATATGTTACAGAATTCAACGTGTTGTGCACAATGACACCATAATCAGTCATAAATGTTTGATTTGCAGGAACAGTGAAATCATAGACATATTCTGTTTGTTCTGGAGTCCAAATATCAATCTTTACAATCTCATCCCAGATGACATCCGAGTTGGCTGCCTGTTTCAGAATGGCAATTTCATCTTTTATTTTCTGGGCATTTTTATGTGATTCGAATATTTCGATGTATCTTTGCAGAGTGCGTCGACCAATGCTTGGAATAGTTGTCCAAAAATCATAATTAGAATGTTGTGATTTATCCATTTCCTTACCACAAACGGAAATAATATGACCAAGACCATTTATTTTGTCGATCTCATCAGACAAGTCTGAATCATTATACATAATATAGTTAACCAAACTCCGCAGCTTATCCGAATGCAGTTGTGATCCAATAGCCGTCTGATATTGCAAGCTGTATTTTGCCGAAATAAATAAATTATACATATTGTTTCCACGAGTGTTTGCTTGTTCAATTGTTCCAAAAATATCAAAATAGTTTAGCATTAATGCGATATCTTTTATCAATTGAAGTGAACTACCACATACTTGAATTTTACGGTAGAATATACCATCTACAAAATTGCCGTTGTCAAAATAGGCTTGCAAAAGTCCAGCCTTGAATTCACTTGGGGCCAAGAACGCAAAGTCTGGTATACATTTTGCGAAAGACGCATCATAGCACGTTTCTAGTAAGAATTCGAGCAAGGGTTTGCACGAAAAGCGTATATTGTAATTCGGGCTATAATCGTAACCACCATCCGTTAAAATGCATTTTTCCTCAAACCTTGCAGCAAACTTCTCAGTATTGTCAATAAAATGCTTAGTATAATGAGCAATATTGATTGTTTGAGATACGGTAATCAAATGCCCGTTTGCTAAATAAGCACCCAAAAACCATCCAAAGAGATGATCCAGTTTATATTCTACATTACCAATAACAACTATATCCTTTATAAATTGATTATCGATATGCTTTGCCACTGGAATACGCATACCTTTTGTCATATCAGCACCAACAATCGGTACAACAGATTGACTCTTTTCATCGCGAATCAAATGTGAATGACTCGTGGTTGTGACAACAGTGCGTCCACTTTTAGTTGTTACACGCATCATATCGCCATTTACTGGATGTCTGCTGACGTGTGAAACCTTATTCCAATGCGTCTTTTCCTCTGCATCTACACCAACTATATAATATTCGTCATCTAGTGTATCCAATAATGTTTCCACACTGTCGTGATGACCAGTGCTACATGTATAATCTGGCAACTCTTCTATTAAACCGTCACACAACTTACCAATTTCCCCCGAAACCATACTTACTTGTTTTGTATTTTTGTTTATTTTTACACACCGAATATTCTCACAAAATGGCAATGACATCTGTGTAGTTGGTTCACCTATACTTTGTGCAGCAACCATTCCAACCATTTCACCAGGTGCGACAATAGCTCGCTTATAATTGACTGCGATATTCTCCAATAATACAATTAATGATGTGCGATTAAAACGCTTCACAAAAAGGAGATCCTTTGGTGACAAATAATAGAAATACAGGGTTTTGAATAGCTCAGTCGGCACAGCACAGCGAATCTTCTCCAAATTCGAGTAATATTTTTCGATTAATTCGAATGCTTCTAACGGTGTCAGATCTGTGACCGAACTGGCATTTATATTTTGTTGTCCCATTACATTATTAATAATATACGCAAATGCGACAGGGCAGTTTACAACACTGTCACCCTTATTCTTGAAGACATTTTTAACAATTAGGTCGCGGTTCTGGATCATCATATCTGTATATTGTTTGCATTTTTCTTGCGTATCTTTCATTTGCTTCTTATATCTCGAAAGAACTGGTTTTAGAAATACAGCAGAAAGTGCCTTTGTCTTTCCGGATTCATCAGGAATATTATAATGAGCATAAATATCTTGGATGCTCATATTCACAATCGGCAAAGATTGATTTTCAACTTTAACTGGATCAATGCCATCATCTCCATAAGTAAATTGAACAAGCTTGCCTTTGTTGGTACGGACAGTCATATCATATGATACCATCAAATCTTCCAACCCTTTGATCAAACGTCGCTGGATATATCCTGTAGAACTTGTATCGCGTACTTGAAGACCGTTTGCTAGACCGAAATTAAGCGTAGATGGAATAGTCAAGTCATAGACTTTTGGGTGTTTTTCCACACCAATAATATTAATTTCGACGATTTTATCAAGTACAACGTTATTATAAGTTGCAAAGTTACGATGATTTGTTGACCATTTAATATTTTTCATTTTATTTTCCTTGTTCTCTTCTAACAATTGAATCTTACTTGAAAATAATTCACCCCATTGAGCACGAATTGATAATCGATATGATGGCTTTATGTTTTTTGTACCAAGATTATTTGACTTTAGTTGCGTTTTAAACACTTTTCCAAATATGCCGAACCTAGAACATAGCATCGAAATGCCCTCGATTAATCGTTTAGATGCCGAGCCACAATCAATCGAATTTTTACTGATCGTACCATCTCCAGAATAGTAACCATTTAGCAATCCTAAAACGAATACATCTGGTGCAATAAATGCCTCATTTGGCACATATTTATTTGACGCACCGTGACCAACAAATTTTGTTAAGAATTTTGCTAATACGCTTGAACTACCAACAATTGTTGTAGTTGTACCTCCAATTTTATTAATTCTTGTTTGTTCTGTACAATCGATCGCGTGTTTTGAAAACCACTGCTTTGTAAATTCTCTGATTTTACCATCATTATTTGTGATACAAACTGTTGTCTTATGTGCATTGCCTTCCGCTAAGAATAGTCCAATGAAAATGCCGTTTTCTTCAGTGAGTTCAAATTCAGCCGGTATAGCTATTTCTCTACGGTTTCCATTATAAGGATATATGAAGCCATCCTTGACGTTTTCTACATTTGAACGTACAATTGCACGCTGAAGCGATGCTTTTTTTGTGTATGGTAATATGAAACTTGTACCGTTATTTTGAGACCACCAATTTTGTGGTATTTTATTTCGATTGTTCATAGAAGTTTCCATCATTTTAATGGCTTTATTGAAATCGCTACCATAAACGTATTCAGTTTTTGGTAAGTAATTGCTCATATCTACACTATTCAAAATAATAGGAGGTTCGCACAAATCTTTGGTAACTGGAACACAATCCCCCACTTTAATTTCAGGGGTGGGCATTTCCTTCAGCTTGTTCGTTTCGGGATTCCAAATCAAAAGTGATTTACTTTCGGTGACAATAACGTTTCTCCCACCTTCGGTTTTTATTTCATAAAGTTCCGTCCCGGGATCGTGTCTCGTGATGGCTGTAACATCTCCCCAAGTGACGATTCCGTCCTCATCTGTGGTGGGAATATAAACATTACCTTCTTTAATATTTAATAATTCCATCTGTCTTTCGGTAAAGTGTTGAATATCGTTTGTATTTATTTCATCATCCAATTGACAGTCAATCCATCGACCGATTTCAGTATATCTGACCTTTCCGTGTTCAATGATAATAATGGGTGTCTCCCATGTAACGCTCTTCACAGCAGTGTCAATGAGACCAACACGACCACCCATTGCGTGAAAGAACAATTCCTGTGGATTTAAACCATTAATATAAGAACTCTCTACAAATCCACGTGCACTCGGACTATCATCATATTTTGTAAAATGTGGCAATGTGCGATGATCAAAACCATATGGAATACGTTTTCCATCCACATTTTGTTGACCCAAACACGAAATCATTTGTGAAATATTCAAGTCTGAACCCTTGGATCCAGCACTGACCATAATAACGAAACGATTATCTTTGTCCAAACTGGTGAGACCGATTTTACCGGCTTCCGATGATGCCTGGTTTAGAATATTATTGACTTGCGTCTCAAATTCCTCTTCGTTTGTTTTTCCCGTCTTATTTTCAAAGACACCAATTTGTGTCTGCTCGATCAGTTTCTTGACATCCATTTTCTTGTCCGTGATAATCTTAATAATGTCGTGATTTGTTTTCTCGTCTGCAATCAAGTCGCTGATACCCACACTATAAGCACTTGATTTCATATATTCGGTAATAATATTCTGCAAATCGTCAATGAAATTTGCCGAGGCAAAATTGCCGAAATCATTACAAATTCGCTGAATAAGGCCCTTGGTTCCACCACCTAAAACACCCTTCTCCATTTGGCCTCGCAAATATTGACCATCTTTAATCTCCAGAACATTGTTCGATTTTGTCTTGTCCTCAGAATCCTTGAATAACTTTGTATTGTATTTAAGAGACAAGGGTGGCAAAATCTGCGATAATAGTTGGAAATTGGTAACAACCCCATTCTCTTCAATGATGGCATTGAGTGCCTTTTCATTAACTCGCTGAAACATCATCAAAATATTCATCGCATCACGTGGAGTAAATCGAATGCCCTCGCGTGTAAAACGATTGCAACCCAACATAGAGTCTTGATAAATACCAATAATAGGCGAATTGTTTGCAGGACTAATAATTTGATATGGAACTGCTGCCAAATTACGCAGTTCCGATTCTGCTTCCACATCTTGTGGCATATGCAAATTCATTTCATCTCCATCAAAATCCGCATTGTACGGTTTTGTGTCAGCGACATTCATTCTGAATGTATCACCTCGCGACATAATCCTCGCGATATGACACATCATCGACATTCTGTGTAAGGTTGGTTGTCGATTAAACAAAATTGCATCTCCATCCATCATATGACGATGTACAATATCGCCGTCTTCCAAAATGATTGACTTGCGATCAATATATCGCAGCGTAATAGAATCTCCATTTTTTCTCTCCAAAATTTTGGCTCCCGGATGCACATCTGGACCATTTTGAACTAATTTCATAAGAAATGCACGATTAACAGCGTTCACTACGACTGGTTTGGTGATATTCTTGGCAATTTTCATTGGAATACCTAGTTCGCGAATGGAAATATTCGGATCAGCAGTAATAACTGAACGAGCACTGAAATCGACACGTTTCGCCATCAGATTTCCCCTCATTCTACCGCCTTTACCATTCAGACGATCTTTTATCGACTTAAGTGCACGACCAGACCGCTGAGCAACCGAAGCAACACCAGGGATTTTGTTATCCACTTGAGTTGCAAGATAATATTGCAAAACAGTTGTCCAGTCGTCAATCACATTTGCCGGGGCATTATTTTGGATTTTCTCTTGAAGTGTCTTATTGGTCTTAATAATATTGACTAAAATATGACTCAGGTCGTCTTCTGATCGCTGTTGTGCGTCGTGTTTCACGGATGGTCTAACTGCTGGTGGTGGAACAGCCATTACTTGGCAAATCATCCAATCCGGTCTCGACCAAATCGGACTGAAACCCATAAAAGTTACATCTTCATCTGATATTCTCTTGAATATTTTCAATACCATCTCCACCGTCAGTTTTATCACAATATTGTTCTGTCCATCTTCACCAGAATCGTTTTTCCATTCAGCATAAATGGTCGCGAGACCATCCTTTCGAATCTTGTTTGGCTGTAGGCAGCCACAACCGTCATCAGTGTCTTCGCCACAACGTTTCATTTTACTGGCTAAAGCAAACACATATTTCCATCGTGCATCTCCGCTCATTTTTAATGCCTGCTTATATTTTTCTTTGCTTATCAATAATTTACTGCATTTGAAACATACACACTTAATAACCTTCATAATAGTGCTCAAATATTGAATATAAAATACAGGGCGAGCTAATTCGATGTGTCCAAAATAACCAGGAGTTTGCATATAATCTAGACCATCGGTTGGACAAATCAGTCCTGGCTCTAATACACCCATTCTCGGATCAAATAATCCTCCGATAATCGGTTTATTATTAATATAAGTGTCTCTAGAAGTAATTTCAGCAACGGAACCTTTGCGAATTTCATCTGGAGATAGAATACTAAATTGTATTCCAATAATCTTAGAATTATTTTCAGCAATTGGTTTGCTATTTCTTGACATCTTCCTTATAATATATATTTATATTTAGATTGTTTGTAATCAATTTTTTATTTTATAAAGTTTGGTTGATAAAGTAAAATAATTGTTCGATAAAAATAAAAATTGATTGATAATTAAATATAAAAAGAACACATAATATAATAAATGGTGCGTGATCAAAAGATGACTAAAAGAGAACAATTTAAACAACATAAAAAGCGGGATGAGCTTAAAAAGAACAGAAAATCTCATAAGGACTCGAGTTCTGATGATGATGACGACTACGATTATGACGAAGAAGACGAGGATGAAGAGGAAGAATTGGATATTCACGAATATAGAAAATTTTTAGGAAAATTATTCCCGTCGAAACATATGGACAAAAAAATAAAAATGGGCGAAAAGCTAAAAAAAAATGTAAAGGTCGTCGAAGAAAATGATGATGACGATGAAAACGAAAGTGAATCAGAAGATGATGAGCCAGTTCGAAATGTTAAAAAGTCGACAACTCGAAAAAACATTAAGAAAAGTTCAAGAGTAAATAATAATAAGCAAAAGAGCAAAAAAAAAATAGAAAGTGAAGATGATGAATATGAGACAGACTATGATGAAAATGAAGATGATCACGCTGTTTCTACTACAGGAGGAAGTAAATTTAATATTATTTTCACTATAGGTGGACAAGAGGATGATGATGAGTGGGAAGACTATGATGAAGACGAATGCACAGATGATGACACAGAAGATGAGGATGAAGAAGTCAGTACGGATGAAAGCGATGATGATGATGAAGAAGAAGATGACGAATATAGTGAAGAAAGCGAAGAGGAGGAGGAAGAGAAGCTATTAAAAAGGAAATCACACAAGGATAAAACCTCATCAAAGAATAAAAAACAAGACGATTATGCGAATTCAGAAACGATCCAAATGATCAAGGAAGCGATAGATGTGAATTCTGATGCGGATAAAGATGAAGCAATTTTGAAAAGTCTCAAAGAGATCAAGGAGAGAAAAAAGGGAAACAAGATGATCGAAGAATGCATCAAGGTTTGCGAAAAGGAAATTAAAGATAAAAAGAAAAAATCAGAAAGGAAATTGCAAAAGACAAAGGAAAAGCACGAGCGTATTTTCAAGAGAGTAATTCGCGATAAAAATACGATGAACGATTTTGCCTTTTTCAGCAAATTAGAAGCGTGTGAGCAAAAAAAAATTATCAAGGAGGTCCGCGAGATAAATAAAATTACGCGTGTCGAAAAACCGTATCGTCTAGCTCTTTTAGAATCCGATATTCCAGCTATTTTCAAGGCCACTGCAATGAAAAAGATCAATTCTCTACGATATATGGAGCCAGGAAGCGGCGAATTTCATAAAATCAATAACTGGGTAACAACATTTATGCGAATACCATTTGGCAAATATATGACACTACCCATAACAATTAAAGACGGCGTCGAAAAATGCCACGATTTTATGGCAAACGCTCAGAAAACGTTGAACGATGCGGTATATGGTCTCAATGATGCAAAAATGCAGATTATGCAAATGTTGGGTCAGCTTATTACCAACCCTGAGGCAATTGGTTCAGCAATCGCTATTCACGGACCCCCAGGAACAGGTAAGACCAGCCTCGTTAAAGAAGGCATCAGCAAAATTTTAAATCGTCCTTTTGCTTTTATCGCTCTTGGTGGTGCAACCGACAGCAGTTTCCTAGAAGGTCACTCCTACACATATGAAGGTAGTATGTGGGGTAAAATAGTACAAATATTGATAGATAGTAAATGTATGAATCCGGTAATTTACTTTGACGAGTTGGACAAAATAAGCGATACTCCAAAGGGTGAGGAAATTGCCGGTATTTTGACGCATTTGACAGATACGACCCAGAACAGTCAATTCCACGACAAGTATTTTGCAGAGATTGATTTTGATATTAGCAAGTGTTTGTTCATTTTCAGTTACAACGATGAGAGTAAAGTGAACCCAATTTTAAAGGACAGAATGTATAGAATAATGACAAAGGGTTACGAAAAAAAACAGAAGACGATTATCGCAAATCAGTATTTATTGCCACGTATTCGAGAACAAGTCAAATTTTCCGAAGAAGATATTATTATTCCGCAAGAAACTGTGCATCATATTATAGAAACACATTGCAACAAGGAGGATGGTGTTCGCAATTTGAAGCGTTGTATGGAGATTATTTACACAAAATTGAATTTGTACCGATTAATGCGTCCGGAATCCAATTTGTTTGAGGAAGAGATGTCGCTCAAGGTTGAATTTCCCTTTACAGTAACAAGTGAAATCGTCGATAAGCTGATTAAAATAGATCGTGATATTAATATGTCGTGGCGTGCAATGTATATGTAAAATATGTAGTAATTTAGTTTATATCATTTATGGTAAGATAAATCATATAAAAGACTTAAATATAAAATAATAATTATTATTATGTGTGACCAAGATCCTGTGATGAGCGAAGAATTATTTACTCTTTTAAAGTTAAGAAACCAAATTCAATTACAAATAAGTGTTTTAAACGAAGAAAACGAATTTCTGGGATCTATAGATGATTCAAATATTCCTTTTGTTCAGAATTTTTTGCACAATTTTAAAAATCATTTTACTAAGACGAGGGTTGAAAACGATATTCTTTTTTTAAATGAAATAATGGGAAATATTGTACAACAAATTAAAGGGATTTGCAAGCACAATTACGAGGAAGATTATCTCGATTGTACCAGTGGTTCTTGTGATACTAGTATGAAAATAACATATTGTTCTATTTGCGAGTCAACCTTCTTGCAGTTGTAATCTTTGGTCTTTTTTGCTTCTTTTTCTTTTTTAGTTTTAGCCCTCCTCTTACTTGTACTTGACTCAATATATCTGAAGTATCATTAAATGATTTTTCTGTTTTTTGGGCATACTGTTTTGCAAACAGATAATCATAACACTGCTTTCCTGGATTTTTCATCAATTTAGACAATTTTGAAAAGGCGGTCTCTAATGGTGCAGTAGGCGAATTATATTGTAGTAGCATTTTAAAATCATCCACTGTAACTTCTTTTGCAGATTTTACCGATATCAGTTTGCCATTTTCGTCATATATTTTAATATTTTGACCAGGAATTCCATAATATGCATTCATAATATTTTTAAATTTTTCCTCTGTCATAACACCACCTTTTACTTTCCGACAGTTATTGGGATCTGACCAAAGTACCCCGCATGTTATTCTACCAGGAAGGCACAATTTGGCAAATTCTGAACAATTTATTACCTTAATATTTTTTAAGAAAGGAAATGCCCCTGAAAACATATCATATGTTGCAGTAAATTGCATATCATTCGCAAGTCTTGAATAAAGAAAATCGGTTTCGTAACTAAATTGCAAATTTGAAACAATTAATTCACCTTCAGCATTAGATTCATCAGGATCAATAACCATTGTGTCTGCTTTTACCTGCCTTGTTCTAGCAAACAATTTATTCATACTGTCTATAAACTTACTAGTTAACATAGCAACATCAATAACAATATATTTATATGTATCACCATGTAAATCTAGCGTATCACAACTATATATTGTACCAACCCCAAATAATTGTGTTCTACTTAAAGATGGTATTTTTTTTTTGATTTCTGTTTCTATTTTTTTTAAAATTTCTTGTATTTTATCGTTTGATCTATCTATTGTAAACCCGTATCCCAATGTATAAATTTTTCCTTCATAAACTAATATTAGAGATATATGAAAAATATCATATTTAAAATCACCTCGGTTTTTATCCCATTTATATGTAACTATCTCGGGTAAAGGTAAAACAGAACCATCTGCTAAAACAGCACCATCTGGTAATTCTTGTAAATCAGCGTATTCAGGTTTTAAGGTACCATCACCATCATAAAACTGACTATAATCAGGATCTTTTTCATCGTGTTGTTGTTTATATTGAGCTGCAAATTGAACCCATATTTCTTTATAATCAGCATTTTCAGGTCCACCTTTAAATATAGCCAAAGCATCTCTTCTACTATTTTTTAATCTTTTTAGACAACCATAGGTAATAACAAGTGGGGGCAATGTTTCTGAGAATATTGTTTCCCATCTTTGACTAGATGTTAAATCTAATAAACGTGTATCTTGGTCGACGGTTTTATCAAATTCTTCAAACGCTTTTGTTGCCGCAGTCAGTGTCGATGAAAATGACACAGGAGAATACTCATACATTACATTAATTTTGGCTGATATATTGTATTGATTTCCCTCGGGGTCGTCTTCCGCTTTTGTTAAAACAGGAGTTAAATTAAACCCTGCGAATTTTTTCGGTATTCTATATGTTGCGGGTGAATCTGTGCATTCAACCATTGTTTGAAAAAGCTTTTTAACTTCTTCAAATTCTTGCTTTTCTTTTTTGTACTCAGGAGTAGCTTTATACTTTTCAAATTCAACTCTTTCCTTAACTAGAGTATCTCGATTTTCTTCTGTATCACTAGCTAGTAATGAATTTTCCGCATTTTTTATTCTTTCTATATATTCTTCTTCTTTTTTGAATCTCAAATAGTCTCTTGAAATACTTTGTGTATCAATACTCAAAGCAAATTGTTGCTGAAAACCTGGGTGCATAAATGATGTTAAAAAATCGGGTAATACTCTTCCATATGGTAAAAAACTTTTAATATGTTCCATTTTTCTATCTAAATCTTGACCCGCTGCTTTGCGATATGCTGTTAATGGATTGTGTTCTTGAAACGAATTTTTAATATAGTCTAATAATTGTGCTGTTATTTTTTTATTTAATTTTTTATCTTTTACTAATTTTAACCATCTAATGTCATCTATATCAGTTATAACATTACCATCTCCGTCAATAATATTGTACGTTTTTGCCATATTAACTAAATTATCTATTTGGTTAATTAATAATTCAATACCACAAAGTTTGCACAATTTTTCTACGTTTTTATTAGGTTCCATAAACAAAAGTAGAAATCCCTTAATAACAATATCTGCTATTTCCACATTCGGAAACTCTTGTTGAACTTTAGTTATAATAGAATTTAGTAATTTATCTGATTTTTCTCCTTTTTCTTCTTCTAGAACAACATTAGATGATAAAATTTGTTGTAATTCCTCAATAATTTTACCTTGGCCATTACCATAGAATAAAAATACTCTTTTACAAATTAATAATAATCCTGTGGCTGTTTTTAAAAAAGAAACATCTTTAATTATATCCATACCCAGAAATAAGTTGAATTTATTCAAAACATCTAATTGGTCCTGAGCAACAGTTTGAAGTTCTTTCAACGCAGCCTTTGTTATATTTACTGGTTCCTCTGTTATATCTACTGGTTTTTGTGGCAGATTTATTGAATTGACTACTAGTGGCCCAATTGAGTCGCTGTCTGAGTCGCTGTCTGAGTCGCTCTCAATTTTATCCAAGTCATCATTGTCTGAATCATTTAATGAATAATCATAATCTTGTATAATACCAATATGAGTTAAATTATCATCGTCAAAACTAAAAGCAGGATCTTGCTTTTTAACGGTAAAAGGGTTTTTTCCTAAAAATAAGTCGCGTAGAGAATATATAGTCGAAAACAAACTTCTATTGCTGATTGACGAAAGGGTAGTAACGGCGGATCCGATTCGTTCAAGTCTTGGCGTACGAGATTCAGGTTCAGGTGATTCTGGTGTAGTTCTCTGTTCAGATATCAAAATTAATGGATACTGAAATGTGCTTCCAACAAATTTGCTAATTGGTACTTGCACTAAATAATTTTCTCCAGTAATAGTTTCAAAACCAGACATTGATTTCAATTCTTCATCTAAGTTTTTAAATTTAACACGAAGATTATCTTCATTTATTTTAAAATGTTCATCAAAATATTTTTTTTTCATAATAGTCAAACTAATACATTTCATATTTCCAAAAGAAGATGATGTGTTAAATACTTTTAAAATATACCAGTCTTCTAGTTTAAGATCAGTAACAGTGTTTTTTCCATTTTCACCAAGAAATAATATGCGGTTCTCATGGCGTCCATCAACTTGTATTCCTATCTCATCCACAATAGCACTGTAATTGCATTCTGGTTTATTATGTGTACCATTAATCATTTCAGCTTCTTCTTTGGTTAATGTAAAATTGAAATGGCCGTCTGTTGAAGTTCGAACACCGAGTGTCTCAAAGTGGGCAGGACCATTATATATTAGTATATATGGTTCATAACTACTTTCGTTTAGGGCTATGAGCTCACTAAGCATTTTCAAAGATGGAGCTGTTTGCAAAGATGGAGCTGTTTTACTCGTTTTCATTTTTGGTGTGGTTCCAGATGTAGAAACTGCAAATACTAACGCATTTATACCATAATAATCACAAAAGGCACGTAATTCTGGATTCTCTAACATTTCGGTTGATTCTACTCTTTTCATAGCTGTAAGCTTATCGGAAGCTGGTTTATCCCACCAAAAGGGCGAATTGTCTACTGCATTTTTAAAAATAGTTTGTCGGAATTGCTGTGCAACAATTGTTTTTTGTTTATCATCATCATCAGCATCATTCAAATGTGCAAATTCAATCGACAAACAATTTAATAATGTATAGCACATACAGACATTTTTTCCGCCACCAGAATAGTATACCTGCCAATTATACCTTCGTAAGGCAGCTCGATCATCACTGCTTTGAGATAAAATAAAACTCTGATATTTTTTATTAAATTCTTCAGATCGAATCATTTTCAGTGTATCTATCTCGGTTAGTAATTCAGGATAAGTTGTAGAAATCCATTCATCTAAAAAATCTCCAACTTTAAAAAATCCATATGGTCGTGTTTCAAGTTCACTCATATTTTATTAGTTATAATAAGTTAATAAAATATAATTAGCTTTAAATCTTAATATTCATATTAATACTCGGAATAAGGGACATTATTTCCTCCACGGTCAATCAAATAATTATATTGATCTACTGTCATACACGCACAGCCCATACTATTTGAAAAAGTGTTAGGGCAGCAACTTGGCGAAAATGGTGTGTCCTTAAACATCAACATTTCACTAGGGGCTAACGGAACTTGTTGCTTGGGACGATCGAGTATATTCTGAATACCTTGACTAACCGGCTTTCCAGGAGTATAAGTCAAATTCTGTGTAAACCACGATTCTGTGCTTACCGGCGGTTCATTAAATAAAGCAGATTCGCCATTATTTATATTTGCACCTACAAACCCTTCAGTCAAGGCTCTGATTTGCGGGCCAGAGTTAGCAGGTTTTCTTATAGTCGGCATTAAAAAAGACCCCATACCACCACCATTTAATACTCTTGCTTCAGGACCAGTGGGAGATCCCTTAGACATAAGCCCCTCAGTAAGATTGCCAAATGCTTCTAGCGGAGTAGTCTGTGCACAAGAGCACAACATATGGCTTGATAAAATAAAAAATAATACTATGATTAATATGATTATTTCAACTCTAATATTTAATTGCATATTATACATATTTCATAGATAATAATTTTCTTCTATCTTTTTCTAAAAACAGTTCTATGCACGAATTATAATGATAAAATTTCGTGTTACCAACGAAAAAAAACTTTTTATCAATAATTAAATGATACAGTTTTCCATTTTTTTTATATTCCGTAGCTTTTTCTAAATCTAGTTTCTTTTCTGGAAAAATGGGGTTAACATTTATTCCGCAATAACTCATTTTTTCATTACTTTGTGCTAAATTTTCCCCCAAAATCTCAACTAATCCATCCACTCTAGAACCCCCTTTTAAAACTGTACCAATTTCCAACTTGCTAATTTCTCTCGGTTCACCATTTTCTAATTCAACTTTGGTGTCAAAATAAAACCCGCCGTCATAAAATTTATGAATATCTGATGTTTGATTTGAATCTAAATGTGAAAGCAACTCCATTGCCTCTTCTTCAAATATCTCGTCCCAATCAGAAAAAACAAATTCACCTATTATTATCGTCTTTAAGCTTGTATTTATGCAATATATATATGGAACAGTATATTCTAATATAGGCCAACTATTGGGGTGATTTTTAACGCAGATCCACTTATTTTTATATTTAACTTGATGCTCTCCGCTTACTAATAAATTACCAAGTTTGTACATCACAACATTGGTAGCATCCAATTTAAGTTTTGCCGTTATCACATTATTGTTTGCAAGAGTGTCGCCTATTTCCACATTTTCAATCGTCTTATAACTGCCATCCATCATTAGCAAGCTGGTATCCTTATGAAAGCAGTGACCAGGTGAAGGTAATGCTGGTATTGGTGAGTTTATTTTTATGTGAAGAACTCTACTCATAAAATCTATAATTATTAACAATGGAATACTAATCGAAAGAAAAATGGTTGTTCCAGTTACTGCAGCAGGCCATGTAAATGGCAATATCCATAAACCAACAATAAGACCAGCCAGTATCATCAAAATGATCACAACAAATTCTAATATAGCACCTAATAATGATTTCATTGCATAATAAGTACCTAAACTTGTATAAATACTCGCTGTAAAAATACCTTTAATTTTCCCCATTAAATCGACAAATGAAATAATCATCAACTGAATTGGGGCCATTATGTTTAATATTCGTCCCATTATTTCTTTTGCTATGGCTGAGATACTTGTTCTCACATTCGAAACAATAGTTCTCACAGAATTTAAAGAATCAGCTATGTCTCCAAATAAAGAGGTTAACCCTGATGTTACAAATGTAATCGGTTCAACAGCTGTACCCGTAATAGATGTCAATATATTTTGCATACAATAATTAAAGTTATCTTCTGTAAACTTTATCATTGTTGATCCTTCTGGTTTATTTATAAAACCAGCAAATGGCATTACCTTTGGGTTGCATCTTTCAACAGTCCAATTGTTTTTCAGTTCTTGAACATTTACCATTATTGATGTGTATGAATATACCAGAAACAAAATGATGATCAATATTATAAAAATGATAACTGATCCACCGTACAAATCATAGTACGTTAAATCATTATACAATTTATTAATTTTAATCGCACTTTCATCCATATTATTCATATTATTCATATATAGTAAATGGATAATATTCTGATAATTATAAAGCATAGCAACTGTATATTGTTATACTTCTTTGCGTGTCAATTATAAGAATTAACTTTTAACCTTTAATCAAATCATCATCCCAATCATAAAAGATGTTTTCGCCTATTTGAATTATATGGTCACTTGTAACAAGAGAGCTAAACCATTCCGATTTAACCTTATCCTGTTTTATAGCATTGGGATATTTTGATACTTCAATATATTTTTCTAATTCTTTAGAATATATCATATGACTTCCTGTAACATAAATATTTTCTCCGTCTATACCATTTGGAATAATGAAAAAATCGGTTTTTGTTTCTTTATTATCTAATTTTAATATTACATTTACTCGGCTGCCATTTTTTAAAATATCTCCTAAATTTAAATCTTTCATAAAAACAGTTTTGCCACATTGTAGTTTAATTTTGGTTTCAGGATGAAAACACTGTCCAATTGCTCTAACCATTTGTCCTGATGGACCAGCCCATGCAGAATTCATCATTTTAACACTTCCATCTAAAATATATAATAATGCAACCATTATACCTATTAATTTACCAACTAAATCTTTTATAGCAATTGTTATCTTCTGAAATTCTGTTATCAGATTCAGAAAAACACCATAAATATTTTCAGTTATGCTTGAAACAAATGTTCTTATATTACTAATAATTACACGAATAAAATTAAGACTATCTGTAAATTGAGATCCCATTGTAGTTAAATTAGATGTAATATATGTAAGTGGTTCTAGTAAATATCCCATATAACTTGTTTGCATATTTTGGACACAATAGTTGAAATCATCTTTAATATTATCAGATAGAGGCATAAACATTGGATTGCATCTGTATTGTTGCCAATTCTTTTTAATATCGGCTAGTGATGTAAAAAGATACATTGAACAAATTAATGCAATAAAAGCTAAATTTATATAAATAAAATTAACCCAATCAATCATTTTTGGCATAATTTATATTATCTTTATATTATTCTTATCTAATTTTATTTTCTCGATTTCTTCGATTTCCTCGATTTCTTCGATTTCTTCGATTTCCTCGATTTCTTCAATTTCTTCGATTTCCTCGATTTCCTACCACCGCTTTTAACAAGCGGTACAACGTCATATTTAGATTGAATATCTGCCTGATTCATTGATTGTAACATATTTATTTGTTGATTTCCAGTGCTTTGATCACCACCCATTGTTTGTGGATAGTTTGTAGGAACTGTATTAATAGGAATGGTACCACTGCCACTACCGCTTCCGCTTCCGCTACCACTTGAGCCACCTTTAATCCCGCTCCCGCTCCCACTTCCGCTTCCCATTGTTAATCCACTCCCACTTCCGCTTCCGCTCCCCATTGATAATCCACTCCCACTCCCACTCCCGCTTCCGCTCCCACTTCCGCTTGATCCTCCCTTTCTTTTGCGACCATACTTCCTGCGAAGTTTCCCTCCATTCAATGCATTTATTAAATTTGTCTGCTTATTAACCATATTATTTTGTGTAGCAATAGCATTCCCGCTTGGGGTACCATTACTTCCTGGCGGAGGCGGTAAATACGTAGGTGCTGGCAAAGGCATTATAATATAATATTATAAAATAATAAATAAATTTAATAATAGGTTAGTTAATATTTAAAAAAAAGTTTCTTAAATAATAAATATGGATAACAACTCAAGACTTCAATTGCAAAAAATGATTAAGGCGAATGACGTTGAAGATCAAACCGGGTTAATACGCGAACTGAAACACAGTTATCAATTAAGGTCTGACATAAATAGTCTTATTTTCTTGAAATCTAAACATAACAACAATCAAGAGGCTATTGTAAACGATGCAATGACAGAATGCCAATTTTTATTTACTTATTATACCGATATTTTTAATAAAGTGAGAAAAGATGAAATAGACCTAAAAATATTATTCAAATTTTTAGATGTACTGAGAGAAATCGAAGAAGGACAGCTCGATCAACACGAGGGATCTTTTGTTGTAGGTAAACTATTAAAAGAATTATATATTGATAGTGCTCTAAGAAAAGCGGAAAAATTAAATGAGATCAATGACATTCCTGTTGAAAAGACTATTGAGCCAATTAATATTAATTGGAAACAATACAAAGAAAGTCGATCAAATCCGTGATTATAATTCACTATTATCAAATGCGTCCTGTTTTTCCTTATATGCCTGTGTCTCGGTTAAACCACCGATAAAATCCCCACGATAAAAAACAATAGGAAATGTTTTCCATTCTCTATATGCTTTATTTTTAATAAATTCTAAAAATGCAGGCTTATCTTCAATTAAATAATCATCGCAATCCACAATATAAGTATTTGGAATAGTATCAAGTAACTTCTTTACTTTTGTGCAATTTGGACACCCGCTCTTAGTGTATATAGTATAGCTCAGTTTACTCGGTTCAATAAATTCTTTATCCGTCATTTTATATACAAACTATTTATTTTTATATATTTTACTAGACTAATAATATAAAGACGGTTAGTAAAACGCTTAAATATATTTTAATAAATATATTTAATTATGTCATCTAAATTAATTAAACATACATATAAAACTGTTGTCATTGTAGAATCTCCGGCTAAATGTAGAAAAATAGAAGAGTATTTAGGTCCAGGTTATAAAGTGATTGCAAGTTTTGGGCATTTAAGAGAGTTGGGTTCTCTCAAGAATATTGATATTGAGAATGGATTTATTCCAACTTATCAAATTGTAAGCGACGAAAAAAAGAAGAAGCACATTGAATTTATGCGTAAGGATATTTCCGATGCAGATGAGATTATACTTGCAACGGATGACGATCGCGAAGGAGAAGCAATTGCGTGGCATATTTGTATGCTTTTTGATTTACCAGTTAATAAAACAAAACGCATTATTTTCAATGAAATAACAGAGACCGCTATTCAAAGGGCAATCGCGAACCCTGTAATAATTAATATGAATATTGTACATTCTCAACAGGCACGTCAAATTTTAGATCTATTAGTTGGATTTACCATCTCACCTATATTGTGGAAATATATAGCCAAAAATGCTGAACATAGTTTGAGTGCAGGGCGTTGTCAAACACCTGCCCTTAAATTGATATACGATAATAACAATGATATAAAAAATTCACCCGGTAAACGTGTATACAATACAATAGGATATTTTACAAATAAATGCATTCCCTTTGAACTAAACAAGCAATACGATTGTGAAAATAGGATGCTCGATTTTTTAGAAGAATCTGTTAATTTTGATCATATATATTCTTGTACAAAGCCTAAAAAGATATATAAAACGCAACCTGAACCATTAACAACTTCCAGAATACAACAATTAGCAAGCAATGAGTTGCATCTTTCTCCCAAAGAAACAATGCGACTGTGTCAGACATTATATGAAGAAGGATATATCACTTATATGAGAACCGATTCTAAAAAATACAGTAAAGAATTTATTGATAATGTAAAGGAATATATAGTCAAAGAATTTTTGAATGAAAAATATGTTCATCCAGAAGTAAATATGCTGATAAATACAACAGAAATGAATAATTCTGTCAAGGGTTCTGGTTCTAATAAGAAGAAAAAGAGTACAATAGAAACTAACAAACCTGTGTTAGCACAAGAAGCACACGAGGCTATTCGCCCTACCAAAATTTCAATTAAAACCCTTGATGACAAAATAGGTCCTCGAGAGAAAAAGTTATACAGATTGATTTGGGAGACTTCTCTCGAAAGTTGTATGTCTCCTTCGGAATTTTTTCAGATAACAGCAACAATTACAGCACCATTCGAATCAAAATATGCTGCTTCTTCTGAGATTGTACATTTTCCTGGTTGGAAAATTGTAAAAAATAAATTCAATGAAAAAAATGTCGAATATCAGTATTTGCAAACAATTAAACAAATGGTTTGTTATGATTATAAAAAAATTAATTGCGAGCTAAACTTAACAGATACAAAACAGCATTATACAGAAGCAAAATTGGTACATTTACTCGAAGAAAATGGAATAGGTAGGCCATCCACTTTTTCGAGTTTGGTTGATAAAATTCAAGAACGCGGTTATGTTAAAAAAGAAAACATAGAAGGGAAAAAAATCGAGTGTATTGATTTTGAGCTGGAAGATGATACTATCACTGAGAAAAAGGTAACAAGAGAGTTTGGAAATGAAAAAAATAAATTAGTTATTCAACAATTAGGTATTATTGTGATGGAATTTCTTGACAAGTATTTTAAATCCATTTTTAACTATGATTATACAAAACTAATGGAAGATGATTTAGATAACGTATCAAAGGGAGAGAAGGAATGGTCAGACTTATGTAAGATTTGCTTGTCTGACATAACGGCTTCGTGTGATTTGTTAAAGACTGAAAAAAAACACGAAATTGTCATTGATGAAACACATAGTTATATTATAGGAAAATATGGTCCGGTTATTAAATGTGTAACTGGTTATGATTCATCTGGAAATGAGCTGATTCAATTTAAACCGGTTAAAAAGGACTTAGATATTTCTCTACTGGAAAATGGAAATTATAAATTAGAAGAAATCGTCGACAAAGAAATGCAAAAAACGCCACCTATTGGTAAATACCACGGTGAGGACCTTTTTATAAAAAAAGGTAAATACGGAACTTATGCAAGTTGGGGGGGAAATAAAAAATCACTATCTTGTTTTGGGAACAGACCTATTGAAAATATAAAAATAGAAGATGTATTGGCTGTATTAATGAAAGACGAAGTAGACGGTAAGCCTGTTAAAAAGGGTCCCAATATTATTAGAGAAATAACTACTAATATTAGCATAAGAAATGGAAATTACGGAGATTATTTATTTTACAAGACGCCTAAGATGAAGAATCCTATTTTTTACA